ATCACCGCATTTGATTCCGCTGATTGGATCACCGCGCCAAATCCAATGGGTTTGTTTTCACGAAACATATTTATTGAAAACGCGCCAACAAGCGTGACCGATGATGTCATCAAATACATTGTTGAAATCACCGAAGGTTTTGAACTGGCAAGCGCAACAAGCGTAAACCCCGACACATTGTTTCCGGCATCAATTAAACATGCGGCATTGTTGTTGGTTGGTCAATATTATGACAACCGGATGGCCATCACCGTTGGTGTTCAGAACAATCCAATTCAATACGGTTTTCAGTATTTGTTAGATCCTTACAAAATTAGCGTTATATCATGAACCCCGGATTGATGGATGAATTGGTCACAGTTCAACAATTTACAACAACCACCGATTCGAACACCGGTGAAAAGTTGCAATCATGGTCGACCTATTCAACGCCGTGGGCAAGGATTCAGGAAAGCGAATCGGGTTCGGAATCAGTTGATTCAGACCGCCGCGAAGCCAAACAAACCGTGACATTTTCAATGCGATACGATTCAGGCATCACAACCAAAATGCGCATTCTTTGGGAATCCAAATATTACAACATCATCAATATTGCGGATTTGGAACGCCGCATGTATTTACGCCTACAAACTGAATTAGTGCAATGACAAAAACAACGGCATATTTTCAGAAAAACAAATTGGCAATTGATGAATTCCGCAATTTGCAAATTGATTCGCCCATTATGGGTCAATTTATCGAGCAAGCCGGGCGCATATTTATTACATTGGCAAAAGCGAAAATCAATGTCAAAACCGGCAATTTGCGCAATTCAATTGGATTCATTGAACGCGACAACCGTGGCAAGGGCCGCGCATTTCGTTTGATTGGCGCGCGTGTTTATGGTCCTTACAAGGGATTTCATGCCCATCTAATCGAAGAAGGAACGGCCGACCGTACACCAAGCCGGAAAAAGAAAACAAGCGCATCAGGCGCAAAATATGGAAAGAACATCGGCCCGGCAAAACCATTCATGCGACCCGCATTTGAATCGGGCAAAAATTTATATATTCAGGCAATGAACAAATTGGTCACAACGCATTTGGCAGACAAAGCCAAACGCGCGGGGCTTCAAACAAAATAAAAAAAAAATAAAAAAATAATATTATGCCAAGCACAGGAATCACTAACGGAACGCTGATTGCAATTTACAAAGACATCAGCGGCACATTGACCAAAATCGCAAACGCGACATCAAACGATTTTTCAATCACCAAAGACATGATTGAAACCACTAACAAGGATTCAGCCGGTGCCAAAGAATACATCGCGGGCGAATACGGGTACACCATGAGTGTTGAAGGTATGTTCGAAGAAGATGCAAGCGTTGGCGCGGGCATCAGCTGGAAAGAAATCATCACCGATTTGTTGGCCGGAACATCCGTGACAATCGTGATGACATCAAATGTCAGCGGCGATTTGAAATTGAGCGGATCAGCATTTTTCAACGAATTAAATTTGACCGCCCCACAAAACGATGTTGCGACATTCACCGCATCAATTCAAGGAACGGGCGCATTGACCGTTGGAACAATCTAATTTTGAAATTGTTGCGTATATTCGCAACATGAACACGATTACAATCGGGGGTGTTCAACACCCCCTTTTTTTTAACATGCGCGCCATTGAAAACATAATGGCCGAATTTAATTTGGAAGATTTCACGCAGTTGGGCGAAAACATGACGGCCAACAACATTGCACATTCATTGAAATTTGCGCGGGCATGCGCATATTTTGGGATTCAATCCGGTTGCAAAAAGCAAGGTCAAAAATTCCCATTTGTGGACATTGATGATTTTGCGGATGCCATCGAATCATTCAGCGAAATCGAACCCGTAATTTTGCAATTCACCAAAGCGGTCGAAGAATTTTTCAAACCCCGTCAAGGCACATCGGAAACGGTGGGAAAGTAGATTCGGCCAAATCTGAATCCCTAACATTTGACCGATTACGCGAAATCGCATTTGGCGAAATGGGAATGGATGACGCATCGTTTGATGATTGCCATCCAAAATATTTTCGTTTACGCTTGTTTGGCATGAGAAATGCCCAAGAACAACAATACCGAAATCAATGGGAATTGTCCCGGTGGATGGCGGCAACGATGATTTCGCCACATTTGAAAAAGCCAATCAGCCCACAAAAGTTGATGAAATTCCCGTGGGAAAAATCAAACCATGACGATATTGTTGCAAAGGTTACGCGCTATGCGGATATATTTGCGAAGTTGACACCGCCCGCCGAAGCATGAAAGCAATAAACGCCATTTACAATGTTTTATCCAACAATTCCGCATTGACAGCGGTTATTGGCACAAACATAAACCCATTGCGCATTGTGCAAGGTGTCCCATATCCGGGCATCACAATTCGCGTCACAGCGGTGACACCGCATCCATCAAAATCCGGTCATTCAAAAACGGATTGGGCAAATGTCGAAGTGAACATATATGCCACAACATACACGCAATGTGTTCAAATTGCAGATTTAACGCGGACGGCATTGGAGGTGACAACGCCGTCAACATTTAACGGGGTTTATACATGGGAAATCGAATACATGAGCGAATCCCATTTGACCGATGACAATTCCGAAGAATACGGTGTCTATCAAATTATTCAGGATTATTCAATAAGTTACAACCGATAATGGCATTAAGCGCGATTAATATTGTTTTAAATGCGGTCACGGATCTATTTAATAGAGATGTGAAGGCCGCGGCCGATACGATGGAAAAGTCATCGGCCAAAATGCAGCAAAGCGCAAACAAAGCCGGGCAAGCCATTGAACAATCATTAGGATCGGGGCAATTGCGTCAAAAGATTGCATCAGTCACGGCCGAAATTGACGAACAAAAACAAATCACCCGTGAATTCATGATGGAATTGGAAAAGTTGCGCCAAAAGCGTGACACCATGTCGAAAATGGATGTTCAGGGTCAAAAGCGAGTTCGTCAAGAAATCGAACAAACCAAAGCGGCAATCAAAGACCAGTCAATCGCCGTTTCTGAATTGACTGCAAAAAAACAAGGATTCACCCAACAATTAGGAATCACGAATCAAACATTGGGTGGAACACGCGCCGCATTGAATGGGTTGGCCACATCATTTTCATCAGTTAGTTCAATTATCGCAATTGTCGCAGACGACAACAAAGCGTTGCGCAACACATTGATGGGTTTGAATGCGGCGTTGAATTTCAGCGCGGCCGTCATGCAAGTCAAAGATTTGCAAAGCCAATTTGGTGGGTTAACAAAGTTTTTGGCCAATCCATTTGTTATTGCCACGGTTGCCATTGGCGCAGCCGTTGCCGCCATTTATGCGTTTTCGGATGGTTTGGATGGGGTGAATGAAAAAGTCAAGGAGGCGCAAAAACAACAAGCCGAATACAACAAACAAATCCGTGATTTTGCCACAAAGATTCAAGAATTGGGCGAAACGGAATTGGAAACCAATAAGCGCCGTTTAGAAGAAACGCAAAGAATGCGCAAAAAATACAACGACAACATGCGATTGTTGTTTGATGATTTGACACGCGCAGAAGGAGAAGAAGATAGGGCCGCAATTAGAACAAAGATTCAGGCCGCAACGGCAAAGTTGACCGAACTTGAATACCTTGAAAAATCGTATCAAAAAAACATTGAAGCGATAAACAAAGAAGCGACCGACAAACAAGTCAAATTGGATTCCGAAGCGGCAAAAAAACAAAGCCAAAGGCGAAAAACTGCATTGGCTGAAATTAAAAAAAGCGCAGAAGAAGTCAAAAAAGTTGAAGGCGATTTGATTGAGTGGTTGGACAAAAAGCGTTTTGAAGGTGGTGAAAAAGCAAAAAAGAAAGCGGCCGAAGATTTAAAACAATTAACCGGTGCAAATCTGATTGCCGGGACGGCCGTTGCGCCCGTTTTGATTCAAGTGAAAATTGACCCAAAGTCATATTCACAAATCGTTCAAGATTTTGACCGATTAATGACCGACATGGCGATGGCGGTTGAAAGATTGGGTGAAGATATTGCAATATCATTGGGCGAAGCGTTGGGAAATCAATTGTCCGGTCAAGGCAATGGCATTGAGGGTTTTGTTCAATCAGTTGTTGGCCAATTGGGCAATTTTGTCAAAACAGTCGGGAAAATGTTGATTGCGTATGGAATCAGCGTTCAAAAATTTCAAACCGCATTTATCCAACCACAAGTTGCGGTTGCAGCCGGTATCGCAATGGTTGCATTGGGTACGGCGGTGGCAAATCAAATGAAACAAGGCCCAAGCGTGACCGC